CCCTGCAAGGGATTGACCCTGCTCAATTGCAGCAACTTGTAGCTCAACAAATTGCCCAGCAGCAAGAAGAAGCACAGCGTAAGCAGCATGAGGCTCAACTTCATGAGGAAGTGAATCAGGTAGCTCAACAGTATTTTGGCAAGATGGATCAAGGTCGTAGCTTATACGATGACTTTGAAGCCGTGACCGCCGACTTTAATCCTGCTGAGTTTCCGCAATTAGTTTACTTAGCTAATGAATTGGATAATACCGCAGCCGTAATTTACGAACTGAGGAAGAATCCAGCCAAGTTAGCGAGCATAGAAGCTATGGTGAATAAATCACCTGGCATTGCTAAGAGTATGTTGTCAGACCTTTCTCAATCGATTAAACGAAATGAGGACGCGAAACGCAACTTGCAAGAACCTCAAGACCCCTTAAATCGTATGAAGCCTTCTACCTTGGGAACAGACAATGGTGAGAAGAACGTTAGAGATTTTAAGGGTGCTTCATTCTTAAGAGTCTAACAGCTCGACTGGCCATGCCTGTTCCCGATGAATATGGATTTTCATTGGAGAAGATGACATGGCCGTTCCAAATAACATTTTGCAACAGGTACAGACGTACCAACGTTCTAACTTAGCTTACTTACAGAACTTAAACTGCTTCGTAGCTACAGCGAACACCAAATTTAAAAACTTCGAGAAACTGACTGCGAACCTTGGTGACACAGTTACGTTCGATTTACCTCCACGTTTCACTACTGCTGCAAGTTTGGTTGCTACATTTCAATCAGCTGACCAGAGAGTAGAGAACTTGACTGTAGATAAAGCAATCAACGTTTCTTATGCGTTCACTGCGCAACAATTTATTTTCAACGTAGAAGATTACATGGAGCAGTTCGGTAAATCAGCTGTCATGGAAATGTCTGCTGAAATCGAATCTGACATTGCTCGTGTCTGCGTAGAAGCTCCTTTCCGTTTCTACGGCGATGGAATCACGCCAATTAACTCTTACGGGCAATTAGGCGCGAGCTTAGCCATGTTCCGTAACTTTGGTGCCGCTAAGAATGACACTAAGTTCTACTTAAGCGATATCGCTCAATCTGCAATCGTTAACACTGGCTTGAACCAATTCGTACCACGTCGTAATGACGAGATTGCTATGTCTTGGGATGTAGGTGATTTTGACCGCGCAGCCTTCTATGTATCTAACTTACTACCTGTTCATGAGGCAGGAACTATAGGTAATGACGGTACTGTATTGACGGTAGTTTCAGTAGTTAAAGATGCTAATGATGCGGTTATTCAAATCGTATTCTCTGGTGCAGGTACTGATGCTGATGCGATTAAACAGTTCGATAAAGGCCAATTTAACGACGGCGTTGCAGGTCAACCCAACATGCGTTACTTGACTTTCATCGGCCATAAGCCTTCTAACAACCCTGTTCAATTCCGAGTATTGAATGATGCAGCTTCTAGCGCAGGTAACGTTACTGTTGACGTTTATCCTCCTTTAAAAGCATCTCAAGGCAACACTCGCAACTTGAACCATGAAATCGCTGCGGGCATGCAAGTTACATTCCTGCCTTCTCATAGAGCTGGGGTAATTACTTCTGGTAATCCTTTGTTCCTAGGTATGCCAATGCTTCCAGAAGAAGTTCCATTCCCTACTGGTAATGAAACTGACCCTGATACTGGCGTTAGCTTACGTATGTACTACGGTTCTTTGTTCGGTCAAAACCAACGAGGAATGATTCACGATGCTATCTGGGGTAAGAAACTTGTCCCTGAATACAGTATGTCAGTGATTTTCCCACTTTAATTTGGCTAGGGTAGCTCGATGCTACCCTCATATATGAGGACACCAAAATGGCTATTTCTACACCAATTACGAATGCCCGTCAGTATTACATCAATGGCTTACAGTTAGCATGGGTATCTGGCACTTCTTTAACCGTATCTGCCGGTAAATGCAGCAACTCAACTAACGAGAACGACATTACTGTCGGTTTACCGTTAAATGTAGCTGCTACACAAACTGGTACTGAGCCTGTTGCGCCTGGAGCTGGTGCTGTGACAATCAATGCTGCTTCTACTGGGGCTGCTGGTTTGGATATCGGTGCTTTAGCTAATAACACGTTCTACGCTGTTTATGCGATTGGCGATAGTTATGGCGTAAATGAAGGTTCTGCCTTGATTTCCGCTAACTTAACTCAGCCATTACTACCAGCTGGTTACGATATGTATTTCCGTATCGGATTTGTCAAAACGTCTGGCGCTGCTGCAATTCTAGCTTTCCGTCAAGACGGTTGTGGTCTTGATAGATGGATGTGGTATGACGCGTCAATCGCTACTAGCGTTACTGCTGGCGGTTCTGCTACGTACGCTCCTGTAGATGCTAGCGCTGCTTTACCTGTGGCAACTCCTACGATGGTTAACTGGGCTTGCGTATTTACTCCTACAGCTGCTAACAACAAGCTTGTATTAGCTCCTGGCACATCTACTTCTACTAACGGTTATGCCCAAGCTTCTGGCGCAGTCGCTGGTGTTGTTGAAACTGTAAATCTACTTTGCCCAACAGATGCTCCGGTTACAGACGCTATTGACTACAAAGTCACTGGTTCTGCTGTAGCAATCAACGTTCAGGCTTATTTAGACCAGTTAGCTGTACAAATCGTAGAATAAGGAATGCTATGGCCTACACGACACTGCAACTTATTAACAATGCCTATTATGAGTCTGGCATTGTTTCCCGTGGCTTTGAAACCGTGTCAGGCCAGCAAGCTAATGACGGTTTACAATTCCTGAATGACCTTTTACAAGATAAGACTGTGGAGAACGGTCTTATCCCTTATTACGAGCAATATGATTTCGTAGCTGTGCCAGGGCAGGAGAAATATTTTATCCCTGACCTAATCACGATTGACAGCTTCGTCTTCTATATCGATACAGTTCGCTACCAGACTGAAAATCGTGCTAGACGGGAGTACTTTGGTACATCTCGTGCGGATAATATACAGTCATTACCTGGCAGCTGGCATATGGAGCGCTGCTTTCAGGGCGCAAATTTATATATCTATTTCAAGCCTAATCAAGCTTTCCCCTTAACTATTTGGGGCCAGTTCAGACTGCAAGAAGTCACGATTAATCAGGACTTATCCCTGACGCTTGATAGGTTCTACATTAACTACTTGAAATTCGATTTAGCGGCACGTCTATGCGCTGAGTACAACTACTCGGTTCCTCCAGGTGTCCAGAAGACTCTGGATGACCTAGAAGACTCAATTAGCAAGAAATCAGGCCCACTTGATATGAGATTAATCAAGTTATCTAGTCTTCAGCGACGTGGTGGAATTAACTATGGCCAAGTAAATATTGGTCATGGCTGGGTGAACTAATATGGTAATGACGCCAGGCGCTACACAGATTCCTGTAAAGATTGTCGGCTCAAGCATATTTGGTCGTCATCCTATCATCTCGGATGAGCGAACATGGAACATGTTTATCTCTGATGAATGGCTATTAAACTTCGCAGGCTATGAGCAGGCAGTAGAAATTTTAGACCAGAATGTAGAGGGCAGAGGATTATTCCACTCAACACGTGGCAATTTCCTCTTAGCCGTTCTAGGGGCTAACGTTTATCGCATCGACCCCAATTTAGGATTTTCATTCTTATTTAGCATAACCACTACATCTGGCGAAGTATTTATGGATGAGAATTTAAGCTCTCAGGTGGCAATTGTAGATGGCTCTAACACAGCCTATATATATAACTATACTACCGAGTCAGTCGGGCCTATTGTATTTGACAACACAGGTGGTGGAACTACATTTACCCCAAATTATGTGACTTACCAGAATACCTATTTCATATTCGGAAATGGTGACAACACCACTTCTGGCTCGCAATGGTTTGTCTATAGGTCTGGATTTAATCCAACAACCTTGGCTAACCCTCTACAGCTCCAATGGGTTCAGACATTAACATTACAGACTAAGCCTGACTTTGCTAAAGCATGTATTAGAATTCCTAGCCATGGTAACAACCTACTGGTACTTGGCTCAACTGTAGCTGAAATTTGGACAAACGTAGCTGGATTGCAGATTTACCAGCGCCAATCCTCTATCAACATCGACTATGGAGTAGCTTCGGTATCGACGATTGCTGCTTCTGACGACATGATTGCATGGCTTGGGATTAACGAGAAATCCTCTCCTGCGATTATGGTAATGGCTGGTGGGCAAGCACAACGTATTTCTACGGATGGAATCGACTATTTACTTAGCCGAGTGCAGCGTCCAGACCAGTCTACAGCGATGTTCTACAGGCAAGACGGTCATGTATTTTACATCTTGACCTTCTATAATGAAGCCGATGATTTCTCCATTATGTATGACTTTACTACAGGTAAATTCTTCGATATTACTGACTGGGATTTCACTTACCATCCAGCTCGTCAGATGGCTTACTTTGGCAATGAAATTTACTTCGTGTCATTGAAGCAAGGTAGCTTGATGCGCATTAGTACTGACCTGACTTCGATTTCAACTAATATCCAGAATAACTATGAAATTCCACGCATTAGGAAATGCGATACTTATAGGCTTCCAGGAAGTGATAGGTTTATCGTTAATCAATTCAGTTTCACTATCGAGAATGGTGTTGAGCAGAATGTGGATTATCAATTTGAATGTGATGGATACATTCTAGGCGAAGTTAGCAATAGCATAATGTACTCAGAGGATGGTTTCCCGTTGCTAATAGAAGGCGGAAGTTGTCAAGTTTATCAGCCTAGGATTGACGTAACTTGCTCCAAGAATGGAGGGGAAACTTATGGCAATGCTGTTTCATATTATATGCATCGCACTGGAAATTATAAGAATCAGCCTCGCTTTAATAAACTTGGCGAAGCGAATCAATTCACTATTCAAATGAGATTCTGGGGATTCGGTGCTGTCGTAGCTGCTAATGGCATGATGGAGGTTTACCAATGATTATCCCAACATTTCAGAATGTACAATATGTTGATAAAGACGGCTATCTTACAAGTCAGATGCAATTGTACAATGATGAATTGAATAACGTTCTTAGAAATGGTCTATCAGATAACGGATGGACATTGCCGACAGTAACTCAGGCCGAATTAGCTGCCATTATGGCATTGCCAGCAGACCAAGCTATGCCAGACGGCACAATATGGTATGTTGCACAGGACGCACCACTTCCCGCTTATCATGAAGTGGTTGTGAAGATTAATGGTGCGTTACGAAAGATAACCACCACTGCTTACCCATAAGGATATGATATGAGCATGTTAAGCAACTTATTTGGCGGTGGCCGGAAATCTCCGATGGATGCTGCTAGTCCGTATTTAAATCAGATTCCAGGTGTAGGCCACCAGGGTTATGACCCTTATATTAATGCAGGTCTTGATGCATCAGGCAGAACGAAGAGCAAATATGAAGAGCTATTCAGTGACCCTACAGCCTTTATTAATAAGCTGATGGAAGGCTATAAGCCGTCTGAGGGCTATCAGTTCCAGAAAGACCAATTGACTAAGGAATTATCCAACACTGCTGCTGCTGGTGGGGTAGCTGGTACTCCTATGGATCAGATGAACCAAGCAGAAGGCATTCAGGGACTTCTGGGTAAGGATATGCAACAATTCCTACAAAATGTATTAGGAGTATTTAATACTGGTTTACAAGGCGAAGAAGGTATTGCTAATCGAGGCTATGATGCGAGTAAAAACTTGACTGACCTTCTAGGCGGCACACTTAATCAGCAAGGTGGATTGGCATTCCAGAACCAGCAGCAAAAGAATCAAGATAGAAATGCGCTTTGGAGTATGTTTGGTAAAGCATTAGGCGCAGGAGCTGGCGGCTTATTTGGCGGCGTTAATGGCGCTAAAGTAGGCTCAGGCATTTTCAGCTAAGGAGAGCTCAATGGCAATTAATTTTACAGACTTCTCAAGAGCGCCCTTACTGGATTCTCCTGCTGCGACTATTTTCGAAGATGTGCTTAAAGGCTATAAGATGAGCCAAGAGCCTGAGAAAATGCGTGAAGAGCAGTCTGCACGCGTACTTGCCAATAAGCTTAAGGATTTAGAAGTTCAGCATAAGCCTAAGCAATTTGAGTTGGATGATAGAGGCAAATCTTTAGCTAATTCTATGAAGGCCAAAGCTCTTGAGCATTTTGACGAGAAGTATGCGCTTGACAAGCAATACAAGCAGGCGCAGATTGCAAGCCTTACTAAGAAAGGGCTTCAGTCAGGAATGAATCTCACTGGTGCCGTGAAGAATGCTGAAGCTATTTACCAGCTAGAGCACAGTCCTGACGCAGATCCAGAACATGTTAAGGCTTTGAAAGATGCTTACAATGCTGAGCAAGAACATGTTAAGGCCGTAACCAATCGTAGCAAGGATATCACCGCTGGCAACCAATTTGATAAGCTTCCAGTGAATGACAAGAAGCGTGAGATTGGGCTTATGTCAGCGATGGGCGTAGATCCTGTAAAAGCTGTGTCATATTTACGTCAACCTGGAAATGATGCAACTAAATATGCTGAAGAGAACGGCATTAATATTGCTGATGTTACGCCTAAATACGCTCTCGGTGAGCAGAACATTAAGGATGTACAGCGCACATCCGCTTACTTCGATGAGCTTGGTTCATTAGAGCAGAACATCAGCCGAGGAATGGCTAAGTATCCTAACCGATTGAAAGGCTACTCATTAGAGATGATTGCAGACCAGCTTCAAGGTGACAAGCCTGAGGAAGTTGGCGAAGCACTTGCGGCCGCTGCTTTACAGCCTGAATTAGCATCGCTTCGCTTAAAAGTTCAGGGCGGTAACATAGGTATTGAAGCCATTAGAGAATTAACTAATAAGTCGCTTGGTAAGTTAAATACTGTAGAATCCTTGGTTGACAAGCCGACCTATGAAGCCATGCAGAACTATATTAACAAATGGCTTAAAGAGGCAGGCGAGATTCGTATTCGTACCTTAGAGAATTACGGAAAGTTATCAGGCGCTCTGAAGAAAAGTAACAAATCTGATTCTGGCGTAATGGTATTTAACCAAGCTACAGGGAGGTTAGAATAATGCCTATCCGTGTAAAACTTCCGAATGGCAAGATTGGTGAATTTCCCGATGACATGCCTCATTCAGAGATTGAATCAGTATTAAGTCAGCAGTTTCCCTCTGGAGAATCTGAGACTGACTCAGAAGCTGATTCTAAGCCTATGGAACTTACCCTTAATAAGGGAAAAGAGCAGACAGGCGCTGATTGGAGAGGTTTAGCTGGCGATACTGTGCGCATGTTAGGCCGAGCTTTAAAGGGTACTGGTCAATTCATTGGTAAAGCCCCAGGCAACATCAAGGAGATTGGTTCAGAGCTAATGGAAAATCCATTAAGCTATCCCCCTCATGCAGCCCAGCAAGTATTAGCAGGCCTAGTAGGTGGCACTAGAGACTTGGCAAACCTTCCTCATAAATTATTTGACGAGCTAGCAGATAGACGCATTACTCCTAACTGGCTACGTACTGGCTCACTACCTGAAGATACTGGATTAGAGAAGGCTTTAGGGTTTGAGCCTACTAAGAAGAGCGATGAATTACTACGCGCAGTGCCTGCATTATTTGGCGCAGGAAAATTGGTCGGTAAAGGAATTAGCAAGGTTAAGGAAGTCGCATCTCGACCTAACAAGGAGAAGCTATTTCAGCGCGCGCTTGAAGAACGTATTGATAAAGCAGCTACCGAGTCTGGTATGAGCAAGGAAGCTTTAAAATCGTTACAGGAATCTCTGCGTAGGGATTATTCAGCTATTCATTCAGAGAAATTGGCAGAACCAACGCCTATTGGCCAGCAGGAAGCAATTAATATTAAGCAAGGGAAGTTGGAAAAGCTTCGTCCTGCGACTGAGATTGCAGAAGAAAGAGTAGGCGAAATTCCTCCTGAGCCTGATTTGAAATCAATTGTGAATGAGAAGAAATCTGCCTTAGAGAAGGCCAAAGCTGAAGCAGATAAGGCGCTCGGCACTTTGGACAACCCACGGCTCAAGGGCGCTGAAAAGGTTGCTAAAGCCATTAAGGATACAAAGCAAGCTTCTTCTGACCTTTATAATTCTGCACGCAATCACTATGCTGAGCAGAAGGTGAAGGTGAATAATGATGCTGAAATGAAATCCATTAGCAGCGAACTTGAAGACCTCTCATCTAATGGCAACCTGTCCGAAGTCTCAGCTGCTGAACGTAAAGCCATTGACAGCCAGATTAATGCACTTAAAGGAGATGAAATCAATGCGACGGATATATTTGATTTGCAGCGAACGCTTGAGAAAGTGGCTGAAAATACTCGCAAGAAACAGTACTCAGGAGTTACCGACCTTGAATTCAAACGGCTTGGCAATGTAGCTGATAGATTAGATTCCCAGGCTGATAACTTAGCTAAGCGATTAGAATCGGTTGGCGGTAAAGAAGTTAAGAAAATGATTTCGGAGGCCAACAAGGGATGGAAAATCTATAAGGATTTAAGCCTTAAGAACCCTGTCGGTAAAGGTGCGCTGAAAGGTGAATTGCCAATTCGCTCAATGATTGAAATTGCCAAGAATCATCCAGGCAATGACTTCCTTAAGTCTTTGGTAGAATCAGACCCTGAACTGAAGAAGCATATACTTGCTGCCTATACGGGTGAAAGCAATCTCAATAAGCTAACCAAGCCTACTAGTTTGGTTGAAAAATACATTAAAGATTTGCCAGAGGTTGAAGAGCATGTCCAGTCTTTCAAGCAAGCCTTGCAAGGCGTTAAGGAAGGCGAGGTTAAAGCGTCCAAGGTGAAAAAGGAGTATGATGATTTAGTCACTTCGATGAAGGAAGCTGCTAAACAACAGAAGGTTCGCCAGGATGCTATTAAGGAATCGGACAAGCTTAAGGAGCAGATTAAGTTCCATGAGGAATCTATTCCTAAGATTGAAGCCAAGATGCAGAAAGTTGCTACGGATAGCGCGCAGCATTCTAAGCTTCAGAAAGAATTAAAAGACCATAAGAAGTTTATCGAAGATAAAGGCGGCCGAATTAAACAGCTTGCTAAATTCGTTGCTAAGGTCAAGGGCGTTAACCTGATTAAGTTGCCTTAATTATCGAAATAACCAATCGATAATGTCGTCAGCATACCAGAGTAAAGCTAGCCCTAAAATGATTGTCATAATGTCCCCCGTGATTAATAAGTGGGCATTATAAGATGCAGTTGGATAGAAATCAAGCATAAGGACATGCTATGGCTATTGATTCTCATTACATTCCCGCGTTTTCAATTGAAGACGTACTCCTTGACAAGGATACTGGCGCTCCTCTAACTGGCGGACTTGTTTACTTCGAGCAAGATAATCAGCGAGGGGTATTGAAGCCTATTTATCAGATTACAGGAACATCGCCTGATTACTCTTATATTCAGCTTCCTAATCCAATGATTTTAAGTTCAATTGGAACATTTGAAGACTCATTGGGTAATCCTGTCATTCCTTATTTCTTCCCTTACGATGACCAGGGTAATATTGAATATTACTATGTGCGCGTGGAAAGTTCGGCAGGAGTTCCGCAATTTGACCGTGAAGCAGTTCCTTATGTTGCAGTTGAGAGCAACGCTGAAGTCTTAAGCGTTATTTCTAATGAGCTTTCTAATCCTCAGTTCATTGAAACTGTATTCCAAGGAACACATATATATAACTTCAGTGCTGTTACTCAGCAAGTTGTGAATATTGCGCCAGACTGGGACATAATCGTTACCTGTCCTACTACAGGCACTGTAACTATAACTCAGACAACTCCATCAGGTTCGTTGAATATTCCTACTAACCCTGGAACGATTTTAACTATAAGTTCAGCGGGAATTACAGCGCTTCAATTAAGACAGCGCATATTTGGTTCGCCTAACTTATGGGGTTCAGGATTTTTATCATCAACCTTTGTAGCAAAGACTTATAGCGGTACTGCGGTGACGTTAAATATGTTCTATAGCCAGTCTAATGGTACTGTCGTAGACCAGTTATTGCTATCAGCCTCTTTGCCAGCGAGTGGTGCTTATCAGATATTCAATGGCTCATTTCAGATTCCTGCATCTAACAGTACTGACACTTATCCAAATGCTTATGTTGATATCTATTTTGATATTCCGCTAAGCGTTCAGATTGATATTACAAGCGTCATGGTCGCATATACCGGCAATACATCAATTGCTAACGTTTCTTATGATCAAGAATCACTACCAAGGCAGATTGACCATCTTTACCACTATGCTTATCCAATTGTGCCAGTAGGAACGATTATTGATTATGGCGGCTTTGATGTGCCGGTTCATTATCTAGCATTGGATGGAGCAGCTTATAACAGGATTCAATATAATCTTCTTTACCAAAAGATGACTAAGACTGAACTTGTCACACTTACTACCGGTCTAGCTACTTTCACGGTTGCTAATGGCGCTATATATCGAATAGGTATGCCCATCGAAGGAACTGGCATTTCGCCTGGCACGACGGTAGCTAACGTTGTAGGCAATACCATCACCATGTCTGCTGTAGCAATTGCTCCAGGAGGTTCGCAGACTGTTAGATTCTTTGCGGCTGGAAATGGCGACGGCTCTACAACCTTTAACGTCTATGATTTGCGCGATTATGTCATAGCTGGTGCGGGTGGAAGTTTATTTGGAACCGCTAATAATGGGCTTGGATTTAAAGGTGGTGCTGCAACTCATTTGATGGCAGCCAATGAATTAATCCCACATACTCATCCTGCATTGCAAGGAACCTTCGTTGAGAACTCAGGCGTTGTAGGTACCCAAGGATTTGGTTCAGGTGCTGCCACGTTCGTAAGTAATGCTACAACAGGGGCGAATGCTGGGCCTCAAGTTGCGTTTACTATAGTGCAGCAGACTGCTTTAATGTTGAAATGTATTAGATACCAATAAGGATGAATTATGACAACTCAATATAAGATTCAGAAGGATGTAGCAGGCTACAATGGATTTGGACTGCAATTTAGCGACCAAAAATTTAGCGCAACTTTAGCTGCTAATACAGCGCAAACTGTAACAGTGCCAAGTTCTGGCTCAATTGGCACGCCATTAAATCAAGTTAATAAATTCTTGGCTGTTGTAGACGTTTATAACTCAACGACTGAAGGGCAAGTATGGTGTGCTAACAATAGCACTGCTGCGGTTCCAACAGGCGGTACATTTGCGGCAACCACGTCGGATATGATTGTCCAGAATAAAGACTATGCAAGATGGGTTAGTGCTGGAGATGTATTAAGTTTCATCTCAGCTGAAGCAGACACGGATATCTGCGTAATGTTTTACGCTATGCCTGCTAACTAATAGCAGATTGGCTAACAATCACAAGGAGTGTGATTATGGCATTAGTACCAGACCAAAAGTTTAGTACCTTTCAGGATGGTGGTAACCTTGCTGAAGACGATATAGTTGTAGGTCTTCGCAATGGGATTAACACCAAATTTACTTATGGAGGTGTATTGCCTCCAGGGTATATTGTTTCTATAGAACAAGGTGGCACAGGAGCTTCAAGTGCATCCCTTGCTAGGGCTAACCTTGGCCTTGGCACGATGGCTATACAAGACGCTACAGCGGTTAACATTACCGGCGGCACAGCAGCGCTGAATACAGGCTCAGTAGCTACTTCTCCAGTTAATCCTACTGACCTAGTTAATAAGGCTTATGCCGATGCCATTTCGGCCGGCCTGTTTGTTGAAGACCCAGTCCTAGCGGCTACCACAGGTAATATAGTTGGAACTTATAACAATGGCGCATCAGGAGTTGGAGCAACAATTACTGTTACTGCTAATGGCGCTGCTATAATAGATGGCGTAGCTCTATCTTTAAATGATCGAGTTTTAATTAAAAACCAGTCATCAACTTTCCAAAATGGTATCTATATCGTTACTGATGCTGGCTCTGTAAGTACGCAAGCAATCTATACTAGAGCATCTGAATATGACCAACCTTCAGATATTGATCCTGGCGACCTAGTTATTGTTAGGAGCGGGGCTGTTAATGGAGGCTCTAGCTGGATTGAGACAGCAATCGTTACGACTATCGGCACCAGTCCAATCTTGTTTAGCATCTTTACGCAAACCATTCCTCTAGCTTCAAACCCTAATTTGGTTATGCAATCTGATGTAAATGGTAAGCCAATTTGGTCTACACAGACATTAAGTATGGGAGGAGCATTATCTTACGGTGGTGCTTATTCGATGGTTGGTGCTTTTACTTTCCAAGGAACGCTGACTGGCAATACTTCTGTAACTTATCCAACAAGTGGAACCCTAGCTACCACTGCGCAAGTAATTACTGGCACAGCGGTTCAAAAGTTTACATCAGGTGGAACCTATACCCCCAATGCCAAAATGCTATTTTGCATGGTAGAAGTATGTGGTGGTGGTGGCGGAGGTGGTGGCGCTCAAGCCGCGGCTTCTCAGGCAGGCGCAGGCGGAGGTGGTGGCCG